GTGTTTCCGTGGAAACGGATTCTGCCGGTATTTCAGCAGGAGGTGATTCCTCTGGCGCTTCGGCCGGTGTTTCCGTGGAAACGGTTACCTCGGGCGCCTTCACCGCCTTACCCATCAGAATCAGGGTTTCCGCATCCTCGTCCGCCAGAGTAAGCTGGGTTCCGGCTGCATAACCTTCGCCGCGGATTCCAACGCTGCGCGTTAAGATGACATCCACCATGAGGCACCGCCTTTAGGCTGCGCCTTCGGCTGGGCTGAGGTGCAGCTCGCCGGCATTGGCTTGTGGGTAATCCTTGGCGTTTAATTGGATGGCGATGCAGAAGGTCGGGGTAGCGGCAACCGCGTTCGGCACAATGACCAAAGGGCGCACATAGCGCTCCTGCGGTTGGTGGATTTCCAGGGTTGTCAAACCCTTGGCCGGAATGGTGGTCGAAAAAGCAACTGAAGTTCCAGCCAGGTCGGCCATTGTAGCGCCGGCCGGATCGGTATCCTGTTGCGCCTTGATGGAGAAGTTGAGAGCTTCACCCTCCAGCGCGCCGGCGATAAACGCAACCGAGTCAAATCCCTGCATGTCAACGATTGCCCCTGTCAGGGTTTCGTTGTCAGCGACTTTTAACGCGGAGATGCTGATTTTGGTGTTCTTTAGCAAACTAAACATATTTCACCTCGTTTTATGATCTATTCCCATTCCCCGGACAACTTAATTCTGGGGAATGGGCTGAAGTCATCAGTACAAGCCGTTTATGCGGTCAGGGCATCCAGCATGGCGCTGAACGACTGCGCCATGCGCACGGCCACATCCACATCCTGCATGCCGGTGATCAGCACGTCGCCGGAAGTAGAGTTGGTGAATGGATCGACAATCACATCCAAACCGCCCCACATGAGGTAAACCAGGTCGGCCCAGTTGCCGAAGAAGATCGCGGAGCACACCGCCCCGGAAGCGCCCTTCACCAGGTTGCTGGCAACCTGATTGGTAACATACGCCGGGTAGCCATTGAGCGGTGTTGACGGGCTGTTCTCATCCCAGACCATGCGCGAATCGGAGTTCGCGACCTTGGCGGTTTGCTTCAGCTTGCCGCGCACCTTGGCATTGGTGATATAGGCCAGAGAGCCAATATCCGCATTGTCGACCGAAACATCGGTTTCCAGGTCAACGATATCTGCCCAGTCGGGGGCAGCGCCGTTAGCACCGCCGGCCACTGAGCCGATGCCGGTGGTGTATTGCACGCCGCGCGGCTGATTGGCGGCACCCAGACCGTGCATGCCAGCCAGATCGATTCCCAATGCCAGCGTGGTAGCCAGGTCATCGCGCACCATCATTTCTGCATCGAGAGAGGACTGTTTGAGGAAACGCCGGGTGAGCTGCAGGTACGCGCCAACCGTTCGGGGCCGACCCTCGATTTGACCAAACTTTAGCTCGCTCTTGGCCGGAGAGGTGCCCTCACCGATCCAGTAGGCATTGGAGGACTGGGTTTTCTTGGGGATGTCGATATCCCCAACCAGCCCGGTCAGTACCTGGGCGCCAGCCTGGCGGGTAACCATTTTGTTGCGCAGCACGTCGATGAACGAGCTGGCGAGCAGATCGGTGCGCACCAGGTAACCGCCGGTCTCCGGATTGCCAGCCTGCTGGGTGTTCTGCAGACGCATGGCTGCGCCACGGCGATCAACCGGGGCGATCATCAAATCCCACGGCACAAAAAAGCCCTTGGGATCGCGACCAAGTTTCTTGGCCATCGCCCGGCTGGCTTCCAGCTCCAGCCCGGCATCATCCCAGGCGCGCGGGTTGGCAAGCGCTTCCAATGAGCAGCGAATCATGCGCAGCAAAGAGTAGTTCTGAATCTCTTTGGCTGACATGCCAATCGAGAGATCGGCTTCATCGGGCTGGATGATGCGGCGGCCGTCGGAAGGCTGACCGGGCTCGTCGTCCGCATTACGCATGGACAGATAAAGTTCGTTGGCAGCTTTTGCTTCTGCCTTGGCTGTGTCCAAATCTGGGCGCAATGCCTGCGCATCGGCAACTTTGCCAGAGGTGAACGCATCATCGATGCGCGCGGCCACGTCTCGCACACGCGCCTCCGCCGTTTGAACGGCATCCATATAGGGCTTTAAGTTTCTCATTTTCAGACTCCTTATCTGAGAAGTTTGGCTTCGTCCCGGAGGCGCTGTACCTCGGGATCGATGGTTTCAACCGGTTTTGGCTGCGCTATATTGAGCAGCCCGGCCGGAACGTGCATGTAGTTTTTGAGCGCATTCTGCATTTCCTGGTTATCCAGGGGTGCGCGTTCGCCTCCAATCACCTCGTCGGCAAAACCAAGTTTTACCGCTTCGTTGGCGCTCATCCAGGTTTCGTCCGTCATCATGCGACCCATGCGCTCGGCGCTGATCCCCGTTTTACCAACATAGGTGTCCAGAATGCCGGCCTTGACGCTCTTGAGGGTGGTGACCATGCCCTCCATCGTTTCGATGTCCAGCCAGGCCCAGAACACTGAAAAGCCCGGATCGTGGATCATCATATAGGCCGTATCCTGGATCTGGATTCGATCACCGGCCAGAGCCACCACCACCGCAGCCGATGCAGCCATACCGTCGATCTTGACGGTGACATGCCCTGGGTAATCCTTGATAATGGTGCGCATGACGCTGGCGGCGATCACATCCCCACCAGGCGAATTGATCCGGATGGTGACCGGTCCATTGGCGCCGACCCGGTAAAGGTCGTCTTTGAACATATTGGGAGTCACGTCGTCATCGAACCAGATGTACTCCGAGATCGCCCCGTATAGCTCAACCTCTGCTTCGCCGCTTTCGGTTTCAGCCGCATTGCGTACGCGCCAGAAAGCCGCTCCAGGTTTGGCGGTCCCTTCAAAGCATCGAATGGGTTCTCTTTTCCTCATTCCTTACCTCCCTGCTGATCACCTTGGCCTTGCTCTGGTTTGGCCAAAACCTGCACCGATCCGTCCGGCAGGATTATGGCCATGTTGGATGGAATGTAGTGATAATCACCGCCTTCGTAAGAAGGCATGTCATCGATGGCCAGCGCCTGGTTCGGCGTGTACTGGCCGGACATGATTTTTTCTTTCTGGTAGGCCGAACGCTCTTTCGCATTCATCCGCAGGAAAGCTGCTCGGTTGAATTTCCAATAACTGAAGGACTGATCACGCAGCGGTAGCCAGCGAATTTTCGCGCCCTGCTCCCACTGCACCAGGTAGGGATCGAGCGTGGATTTCATGTAATCCTCGTCGTGCTGCGAATTGGCTTCGTAGCTCTCTTTTCCCTGGTTCAGTTTGTAAAGCGGGAATTTGAAGAAATTGGCGATATCAACATCGGTTGCGGAAATCGATTCAAGGAATTGCGCATCCACCGGCTTGATTTGCACCATCTCGAATTTCGCAACTTCGTCGTCAAGCACCACCACGCCGCCAGCATTATTCGCACCGGCGGCTGATTCCCAATAGGATTCGCGCACCTTTGCGCGGGCGTCTTTACCAACTCTACCCTTCATAGTGGCGATGGCACCGGGCATCAGCCCTTTTTCGTAGATTCCCGCCTGTGTTTGTGAAGCTGCCTGGCGCCGCCCAATCGTTTCACGGGCATAAGTCAGGACACTCTTGCCATTGATTCCATTGACCGAATTGATCATCAGGTGCAGCACTTCGACGTCCGGAATGTCATCCTCCGATCCATCCGCAAAAATGGTGTGATATACAAGACTGCCGTCTTTCTTAATGTCGGGGTGGGTGACATCGGATGGCAAAACATAAAGTTCGCTGGTGCGTGGGCGGAACCATAAGTACGCATCGCCCCAGAAAAGCAGCCACATAATGGCGGTTTTCTTGAGAATGAATGGGATCTGGTACGGATTCGGTTGCACTTCCACCAGGTAGGCCATGTTGCGCCGCAGTCCGTCAGGATAAATCCGGTCAACTTCTCCTGGTTTTCGAGAAACGAGCTGCTGCATTGGAATCATGGCGATATCGTCACTGATGGTGTTGGCGCAGCGGTACACTGACGCGATTCGTTTGGAAGTTTCGGGTGTGACGACTTGACCGGACAATGTTGGCAGCGGGAATCCGCCGACTAATTCCGGCCGGGTCCAGGTGGGCTTTACGGTATCCTGGGGTCGCAGCGAACGTATGGCGCTACTGAGGATCATATTCACTGCCTCCACTTATTCCGAGTAAGAATGCCCAGCCAATACACATCGCGCCTGCCACAAACCAGGTGGCTAATGGGGAAATTTGGTAGGTGCCTACCAGGATCAATGCGCATCCGATTACGCCCAGGAGATCATCGAGATATTTCCGCATCACATACCCCACTCCGGGTCCATGATTTTGTCGCTGATATCCCCGTCGCTGGCGTCCTTCAGCTCCTGGACCCGCACCATCGCATTGATTCCCGCAGCCAGCAGGTCAATACGCTTGGTGTCTGAAACGTTCTTTTTGCTCAGCTTGATGTTCTCATTGGAATCCTGCTCGACCACTGCATTGGCCAGACACCAGGTCAATACCGGGCTGCCGTCATGCACAAGTTTTCCCTGCGCAATTAGCTCCCGAAATAGCTTCGTAGGTTCGCTCAGCGTGCGCACGCCCTGGCGGATTTCGACGCAGGTATAGCCCTGGTCCGCCATCTCATTGGCAAAATGGGTCGCGTTGTAGGGGTCAAAACAAATCTCGTGCACGATCCAGCCGTAATTCAGCTCGCAGTCATGGATGTGAGTCTCGACCGCGTGGTAATCGGTGACGCTGCCATCCGTGACGATCACCCAGCCATCAGCTGCCCAGGCCCGGTATTCGACCTGGTCGGTCTTTTCATGCCTAGCGATGGCCTCGGACGGGATGAACCCGGTTGCGGTGATTGCGATTCGACCATCCTCCAGGTCAAAAATAAACGCGTTGGCAGTCAGGTCGATTTTCTTCGAAAGGTCCAAACCTGCGATCGT